ATCTTTCAAGAAAATCCTGTACCCTACAAAATCAATACCCCGGATGAACGAAGGGAATATCTGATAGTTGCCTTTTATTCTTAATTTCAAATTCTGTATGAAATATTCATTGATTTCTGCAAGTAACTGATGCAGTTCTTCTTTGGTTCTTGCAAAAATACAAATATCATCCATATAACGGTAATAGTGCTTTACCCGCTTAACTTCTTTTATCCAGTGGTCAAAACCTGATAGGAAGAAATTGCCGTCATACTGTGAAAAGTAATTCCCTATTGGAATACCGACACCTTCAATGAAGTCCTTGCCGTTTATCTTCACTATCTTGATTTCATTACCACAAGACCGATAAAATTCAATGTTTTCATCCGTTGCCGGACAAGTGCTGATTGAATCAATTACTTCATCAATCAGTTCAAGCAGTTCAGGGTCTTTGTACTTCCGTCTGAACTTCTGTTTTAGTGTTTCGTGGTCAATGGAAGGGTAAAATTTCTTGCAGTCTATTTTCAAGCAATAGATCATTTCTTCCGGCACGGTATCAACCGCCAACCGTAACTTCTTGTATGCTGCATGAATACCCTTGTTTGGTATTGCACTGTATGTATCATCAGTGAAATACGCTAATAACTGCGGTTCAATCACCTGTAAAACCGCCCATTGTGCAATTCTGTCAGGGAAGAATGGAAGTTTGTATATTTCCCGTTCCTTCTTGCCGTCCTTTTTCGTAAAAGTGGCATATTCCGAAGTTTTGTATAAATGGTTTTGAAGCATCCATTGCAGACCCGCCAAATAGTAGTATGGTCTTTTCTCAATCTGCTGAACTTCCTTGTACCATCCTTTGCCTTTCTTTGCGTGTTGAAACGCAAGATACAGGTTATCCATTGAACAGATTTTTTCATAAAGATTGCCATACCTTTTCACGCTTGTCTGTTCCCTTCTGTATGCACTGAACCGAACTTTCAACCCGTCAGGTGACGGTCTACTAATACAGCCCATGTATTTTGATGTTTTGCCAAGTGGCACGGTAATCAGTTTTCAGTACATTGATTTATAAGAACACCCCGCCATTTCTGACGGGGGTGTTTCAAGTGATATTTGTGCATTTACTAACTGACTGCTGATATTCCGATTACGATTAGAAGAAGCATTATTCAGATTCCAATAGAAAGCACTGGTATTCAAGCCATTATTCCAATTAGCACCTAATTTAGTGACATTGGTTTTTTGTCTTTTTATCGTCTTTCTGCTTGAAAATCGTCATCCTTAGCATCCTGATTACCTAAAATTGTGTGAATTACTGGTTGCCTGTTATGCTGCCACCTTTTTTCGATACACCAAACGACCGCCGATACTCCGATTACGATAAGAAGAAGCACTATTCAGAGCCCAACAGAAAGCACCGGCATACAAGCCACGATGCCAACCAGCACCCAATATAGCGACACGCCAACCAGTACCGTTCTGATTCCAACAGTGATCGCCAACAGGAAGTGCAGTGTTTCCGTTGAACTCACCCGGTAAGAACAACCAATCAAAATCTTCTGAATAGCAGAAAGCGGAAATATAGCCGTTTCCATACTTTGCGGTCATTCCTGTATCTTCATAAGGTGCTGCCTTAATGTCATCAGCAAAACCATGATCTGCAACATAGGTTTCACACTCACCTGTGGTTGCGTTTGCATAGTGATTGATTCCATCAATCCACCACCAAATATTGCCCCAAAAGTTTTCTTCACCACGGTATGACATAATCTGAATACCGTTAGCGTTGACAACTGAACCTGATGCATTACCAAGGGTGATTGTTGCACCTGTATTTTCTGTCATGGATGTTTTACCGTCATCAGTCTTTGAAACTGCACCGTTACCAATGACAGACTGCATATTGAAAGTTGCATATTCAATCAGCATAAGCATCTGTGAAGCGGATGCCGTCTGAACAACACCCTGTTCCCAACCAGTACCACGTTTTTCAGCAAGTTTTCTGATATTGCCACGGGTTGCGTTCTGTGTAAGTCCTGACAGCGGTTTTGCATTAGCAATACTGCATAACATATCAGCAGCAAAGTCAGCAACCTGTGAATCATCAAGAATGTACGCTGATGCAGATGCATCCCAAAGTGAACCTTCAAAGGCTGCAAGATATGCAACATCATTTTCCTGACCATTTACAATGAACGCCGGATGAAGTTTGAATCCCGCCTTTGGTGTATCTGATACATAGTATCTGATTTTTCTTGTGATTGCCCCCTTGGTTCTCTTTTCAGTTTTAAGTGGTACAACCTTGTAATAAAACTTTGGCTGTTCAACCATTACCTGAACGATTGTCCCGGCATTGAATTTCAGGTTTTCATCAGGTGATTCAGTACCTACCGGGTTACGGTCAACCGCCTGTGTCAGTTTTCCAGTAGTAGAAAATCCGGCTTCACCATAATATGCAGCAACACGCCCGTCATTGGTAAGGTTACAACGCTTTCTGCCACCAAATGCATTGATTCCGTCAAACCCTGAACCCGCTGAACGGTTTACTGCCCCGGCAAGTCTTGTGAACTTCTTGTTTTCAAAGTCCACTTCAACACCATAAATGTCACCGTCTGAATATCCAACATAGGCTTTCAGATCAGCAATTTCTTTTTCAAGTGCCTGAATGTCACCAACCGTTGCATACGCACCCGGACTGACCGCAAGTGATACGTTGTCAGCGTTTCCTACTGTGGTATATAACTGTAAGTATGCAGCCGATACCGTAACACCGTTATATGGTGGCATATAACAGTTATTTGACTTTTCAATGCAGACTGCATACAGGATTTCACCCTTGTCAGGGTCAACGGCATATAAGCCAAGTGTACGCATATAGTAACCTTCTTTCAGGTCTACATTGGAATATGCTGCATCAATTTTGATTGCAACCTCATTTGTGCGGGTAACCTTGGAAACAAGGGTTGTCTGCTTGATGTTGCTAAGTGCGGTCAATGCCTGTAACTGACTTTCAGTGTACTGGGTACTGGAAGAACATACTTTTGTAAAATCAATGTTTCCTGACCCGGCAATCATCTTTGCCATAAGTGCCTGACCATTGTTTGTGATGTAAAGTTTTGAATACTCTGCCATCTTATCATTCCTTTCTATGTTGTTTTTATCTCAATGAAGTCTACCTGAACAACGCCGGATGCTACCTTTGCATCCATATCTGCCCGGATTGTTTCATTAAAATCTGTTGAAATGGTTACCATTGCGGTATCTGTTGCCTTACCACCAAAGTTCACTGTACCCTGAACACTCACTGTTTCCTGACTGTCATTTGTGATGTTCAGCATTTCAGTCTGAACGATTCCACCACCAAAGACTGATGAACCGTTCACATCAAACACTTCCCGGAAATCGTTTGTGATGATAAATTCATTAATGAAGCAGATGCCACCACCAAAAAGAACAGCACCTTTGATGTTGCAAGGGATGCTGTTCTTAGATACAACCACAAGATTTTCAGGAATCATTGTGTTTATGATGTTTTCCAGTTCTTCCACCTGACCATATAATTCAAGGTCAGTGTCAATATACAGTGTGTACCCGGTCTTGAAATCACCAGTCACTTCAAAATCACTGTCACCACAAAGGACAATCAACTTTTGAAGCAACACTTTCCAAGTGTACGGGATTGTGTTGAACCACTTGCTTTGAACCCTTGAACGCCTTGATTCAAGGGTATCATCAGCAGTTGGGTATATTTTCAGCATCTTTTCAAATCGGCTGATTCCATATTCATCAGCGGTTGAAATGAAGCGGTTACGCAAACACCTGTCAGTTGCCGACCACATCAGACTAAATTCAGGGTTTTCCGCTTCAAGTGCTGCAACGGGTTCTTTGTAACTCTGCATGAATGGCGGTAAGTATGAAACAAGGTCAACTTCTCTTATCATGCAGAAACACCCCCTAACTTTGGTATACAAAATTCTGTCAAGGTCATATTGCTTGCCGTGCCGTTCAGCTTTGTCCCGGTCACATCCACCACGCCATCAACGCCAAGGATGCGGTTTTCAATCTGCGATACCCTGACAATGGTTTGTGATGTTTCTGACCAGTTCTTTCTTAATTCCAAGAAATACGCATCAACCGCTTCTGCAATGGCTGCTTTGGTATTTGACCAGTTGTGACCTTCTTCAAATGTTACCGTGGTCTTGACTTCAATACTGACAGGTGATGCACTTGCAACACTGACTACATGACCGATTGGTGCAAGTCCGTAACCTTCCCCGGCATTTTCTTCCGGGTCAAGTGTCTGCTGAACGTATTGAACAAGCGTTGAACTTGCTTCACCATAATCATCAGAATCAGTGATGACTACATGAACAGTACCACCAACCGTCAGTTTTTTGTCCTTGGCTGCATTATATACGGCATCAAGCCACGGTTTGACCGCTGCCGGAACTGTTGAAATGATTGATTCATACCAGTTCCTGACCACGGTACTGACGATCATGTCAGCGGGTCTAATGTCACCATTCCAAACACGCTTGACCTTACATGATCCAACACCTTCAATGCCTTTGACCTTTGCCATATAATCAGCATGATTACCACCAAAGGACTGTTCATTGAAGCTGTCAAAATAACGCTGTCTGAAAACTTCTGTATCTTCTTCATCTTCACCGGGAATAAGTACGCTTGTCAGGCTTGCCGTCTGCAATCCGTCAATATATTCCATTGGTATCATATCCCCAAGGTACTGATTGCCAACAACACCTTCTGTTTCACACTGAACCTTGTATGTTCCCGGTGTGATCTGTTCAGTCACAACATAGTTTATTTCACCGATGTTGAAACGCTTTCCAGTAACATCAATGTTTGTTGGTGTGAACTCACCCTGTAAGATTGCCTTGGTTGCGGGTTCAGGTGAAAGTCCCCTGTCCTTTGCAAGTAAAATCAGAAATTCCCTTGCAGCAGTATCACCGTATGAATTTTTTATCAGATATTCCAACTCGATGTATAAAATCTGAAATTCAATGGCGGTTGAACTATGCAGATCATAAACAGGGGATGACGGTCTTTTGTCAATTTTGTCAGATACCCGGTTCATCATCCTTTCAAGGATAATGTCATAAGTCTGATCTTCATACATTCTAAATCTTCACCCCCTTCTCTGCTTTAATATCACCGTAAATTGTTTTTACGGTAAAATAGGCATGAACCACACCTTTGACCGTCAGGTCAAATTCAAAGTCGGTTACACCTGTGATTCTTTCATCAACGGCTAACGCTTCACTGATTCTGCGTTCTAATTCAGGACAAACCCAAGTGACAGGTTCACCGTACAGGTCAAGTGTTTCAATGCCGTAATACCACGGATATATGGTGTACTGATACCGTTCTGTTTGCAGTGTTCTGAAAATCATCTGCTTCATGGCATCCTGTTCATCCACAAGACCCCTGACTGAATCACCGTCTAAATCCATTTTATAAGTTAGGCTTGGCTGTGTTTCAATTTCAAAATCTTGGTCAAGAAAACCAACTGTTGAAGGAATCATTTGCCTATCCTATCCACAACAATGAATTTCTGACCTTCTTGCTGTCTTATTAGAATGACACCATCACCGACAGCCAAGCCATTGTGTACGGTGACTTCAATCGTTCCGACAGCATGAACGTGTGACGGGGAAACTGGTGCTGTCCCTGAATTTACATCCCCGGTATAGTAATAATTCTTGATATTCCCCGCCGTTATCTTAGTTTTGAAATCTGTTACATTCCTTGAAAGTACAAGTTGTTTTTCAGTAAGAATCATCTTCTGTTCAACATTTATCTGTAACGGGGATGCAGATATAACCTTTCCAAAACATACATTTACAGGTTTTGTTGATTCTACCGCTTCAACCGCTGCTTGATGTACTTTCTTGATAATTCCTTTTGCATCAGGCAATAAACTCACCCCCTCTAAGTGTCAAATCCATCCAATGTTCACCTTCCTTGTAAGTGTGCTTGCACTTTTCAACAAGCATCCAGTTTTTCACTTTCATATCACCAAGGTCAAGGTTAATGACAACCATTGAACCCGCCCGCACTCTGTTGTCGCCCAAAGCATTGGTGATCTTCAAGTTACGGGTTTTCTTGTTATACAGTTTCAAAAGGGCATCTGCCTTTGCTTGACCATTTTCACCTTTCTGTAAGGTATCAAAATACTGCAAAATGCCCCATTTATTGATATTAGAAGAATCCTGTGTGATATAAACATCACGCTTTTTAGTATCTTCATTGTCATAGGTCAACTTGATTTTGTTATAAGTATTACTGTCGATAGATGAAGTATATTCAAAATCTTGCCCTGTTTCTTCATCAATCATTAAGTACGCCCCCGGAACACCCACATACATAGATGACAGGCTTTTCAGGGTAAGTTTTCCAAAATCGTCATATAACACATACATTTCCCCGGTGTTAGTCAGTGTCAGGTCAAGAGCATTTGTTATCATTTCAAACAGTTCACTGTTTTCTTCAATTCTTGATTCAATGACATACCCTGTATCATCCAGTGTACCAAGGTTCAGGGCATAATCATCTGCAATCATTTTTACAAATTGTGATGCAGTTTTATTTTCATAAACCTTAGTGTCCTTATTTTTCAAATATCTTAACTGATCGTAGGCGGTGACAGTAATGATCTTGTCCTTACTTCTTTGCTGCTTGAATACAAAACCAAAGAATACATTGTCACCGTCCACCTTCATCCTGACCGGACTACCTTCTGAAAAATCAAGAATGTTGTCATACAGGACTTTGAAAA